GGAACTTGTGGATAGCGACGACGACGAAGCCGACGAAATAGGCGATCCTGAAACTGGACCGCTGACTGAAGATTCACCTAAACACGAAGCGGAACGCCGGCTGTCTTTTTTTAAAGCCAAAACCGCCGAACTGATTTACCAGGAAAAAAAAGGCGAAATGATTCCGAGGTCAAAAATGCGGGTATTATTCGAATACGGTTCCCAGGTGCGGGCCGCCTGCGAATCGCTGCCGGACAAGCTGATCGACGATATACTGGCAAACGCTGACGACCGGCAGGTGGCTAAACGCATATTTATTGAAGGCGTGCACGCGATGTTATCCAACTTATCGGATCCTGAAAAATTAAATCTATGATACAAGTCTACACGTATTTCGAAAACAAAGACGAAACCTGCCAGTGTGCGTTTGGTTATTTTGGAGAAAATTTCGACTATAAACAAAACCCGTTGTTTGTTTTAGTGGAAAACCAATTGAATACAGATGGTAGCTTCGAGATATTGAATACTCATGAATACGAAGAATATAATCCACCTACTAATGAAAACGCGTACACGTTAGGAGATTCTATCGTGTATATAGAATCGGTTGGTTTTTGGCGCATAAAATATAAATCATGACGCTCGACGAACACGAACTGGTTATTATGCAATCGTTTTTCGATGGCCTTCGGCCTATTCCACGAATGACGGTTTCAGAATGGGCGAACACTTACAGGATGCTTACATCTACATCGTCGGCTGAACCAGGTCCATACCGATACCAACGCACGCCATACCTGCGTAAAATCATGGATTACCTTAGTGTTACTTCCGATGTTCAGGAAATAATCGTAATGAAGGGCGCCCAGTTGGGTATGACCGAAGCCGGAAACAACTGGGCGGGTTATACGATGCATATAGATCCGGGGCCTATGCTTCTGGTTATGCCAACGGAAGGCGCTTTAAAGAAGAATTCCAGAACCAGGATCGAACCCATGATCGAAGGGACGCCGGTTCTAAAGGAACGTACCGGTCGTAAAGGCGAAAAAGGAACCGTTAATACTGTTTTAGAAAAAGAGTTCCCAGGCGGGTTCTTAATGATGGTAGCTGCGCAGTCGCCTGTCGGATTATCCAGTACGCCGGTAGGCAAAATAATGATGGACGAAGTGGACCGGTACCCACAATCTGCAGGATCTGAAGGTTCGCCTGTAGATCTGGCCCGTGCCCGTGCCCGTACATTTTCAAACAAAAAAATATATCTACTATCGACGCCTACAACTGAAGGGGATTCTATAATCGAAGCCGAATTTTTAAAAGGCGACTGCCAATATTATCACGTACCATGTTTGTACTGCGACGAATTATTTGTGATAACCTTTGATTGTTTTACGTGGTTAGAAGGTCAACCGGAAACTACACGCCTGGCCTGCCCTAACTGTGGTGGATTACATGAAGAACGCCACAAAACAAAAATGTTTGCAGAAAAAGGATTTAGCCCTGAAGGCCGGGCCGAATGGATAGCCACAAAAAAAAGCAGCAATCCCAAAAAAGCAAGCATGCATATATCCGGATATTATTCGCCTGCAGGGATGTATTCGTGGGAAGATGCTATTCGCGATTATCTTGAAATAAAAAACGACGTCAATAAAGAAATATCGTACACAAATACGGTTAAGGCTGAAACCTACAAAGTTAATTCCGAAAAAATAGATCCTGATAACCTATACAATCGCCGCGAAGATTACGAAATCGGGATCGTTCCTGAATTTGTTTACTTCCTGACTATGGGTGTTGATATACAGCGCGACCGTATCGAAGCTGAAGTGGTAGGGTGGTGTATAGATCGGGAAACATATTCGATAGATTACATCATACTATATGGCGATACAAAAGATCCTTCGAATGAGGTGTGGCAGAACCTGAAAGATTTAATAAATAAAAACTATCCCACAACTGACGGTTATTTTATGCCTATCAAATTATCCTGTGTCGATTCGTCAGATGGTAACTATACTAAGCAGGTATATGATTTTTGTTCGTCTATGGGTAACGACAGGGTTATCCCGATCAAGGGCCGCGACAAACTGGATATAATGGTTTCAAATCCGCAGATATTATCTGTAAGCAAATCGGGAAAAAAAGTAGGATCTGCAAAAGTGTGGGGCGTCGGTGTGTCCATGATAAAATCGGAATTATACGGATTCCTTCGATTGAAGGCTATTCGAGACGACGACGGAAACGAAACATATCCGCCGGGATATTGTCATTTTCCAGACTATCCGGAATATTTCTTCAAGATGCTGACGGCAGAAGTTTACGAACAGCGCCAGGATAAGGCGACTAAAAAAATAAGTTACGAATGGGTTAAAAAATTTGAGCGAAATGAAGCGTTAGACTGCCGCGTGTATGCCCGTGCTGCTGCATTTATTATCGGTATTGACCGACTGAAGGAAAAACAACTGGAAGCAATAAAGGTAAAAGCTAAGTTAAGCGCACCAAAAGAAACGCAACCGGCGAAGCCAACCAAAGCACCGCCGAAGAAAAAATCGTCATTCTGGAATAAAAACAGGTAATAATTTGCATATATTTACCAAAAATTTAATATAATGGCAGTTGTTGTAATATACACATTAGCGCAATATACAGCGATTTCCGCAGCTATAGCGGAAGGCGTTCAGAAGGTAAAGTATGCTGACAAAGAAGTGGAATACAGATCACTGTCTGATATGTTGAGAATACAGGCGGTTATGTACGATCAGTTGTTCAATACTGGCGGAAACAACAACGCCAGGCGTTACGTTAATTTTTCAAAGGGTACGAATCCAAGATCCCGCCGTGGCGGATGTAGATAATTATGGCAAAGCGAAATTTTATAGATAAGGTAATCGGTTTTGTTTCACCACAGGCCGGATTAGTCAGGGCTTCGGCCCGTGCTAAACTTGAAATAGTTTCAGGAAAAAGATCTTACGACGGCGCTACACAGGGACGCCGGGGCGATGGTTGGAATTCTACAGGAAACCAGACGCAGAACAACGACATACAGCGATCACTTATACCGCTTCGTGATCGATCTATCGACGCATATAAAAACAACCCTAACGTTTTTAAAGCAATACGTACCACGCAGAATAATGTGGTCGGTACTGGTATAATGCCAACCGTAACGGTTGCGTCAGGTGAACGAAAATTAACTAAGCAGGAAATTGCGAAGATAAAATCGAAGTGGGAGTGGTTCGAAGAAAACGCAGACTTTGAAGGCGACTTTAATTTCTACGGCTTGCAGGCGTTTGCTATGCGAACATTAGCGATGCAGGGTGAAGTGTTTGTGTTAAGGCAGCGGGAAGCTAAAAACCCCGTTCCGTTTAAATTACAGATACTGGCGCCTCACATGTGCGACATAACAAAAAACACATTGATATCGGTTCGTTCCGAAGGTAATTATGTTACACAGGGAATTGAATTTGATTCGCGCGGCCGTCGCGTTGGGTATTGGATGCATGAGTATAACCCAACAAATGAATTCGTGATTAAACTGTCGCCTAAATTCGTACCTGCAGAAGACGTGCTGCATGTGTTTTATAAAGAATTTCCAGGCCAGGTTCGCGGCGTTCCGTTTGGTACTTCCGGCATGTTGAATGCGCGCGATTTATCCGACTACGAAGACGCTGCGTTAATGAGTGCTAAAGTAGCAGCGTGCCACGTTGCGTTCACCACACAGCCAAAGCCGGATAACGATTATGATCCGGATAATTACGAAGCGGAAGGAAATCCCGATCATTTAGAACCAGGCGCCATAACCTACTTAAACCCCGGCGAAGAAGTTACATTCAATACGCCGCCAACGCCTGCGAGTTTTTCAGAATATACGGGCAAGATGCAGCAGAAGGGCGCGTCTGCCTGGATGCTTACGTATGAGCAATACACCGGCGATTTAGGAAACGTGAATTTTAGTTCTGGCCGTATGGGATGGATTGATTCAGGTAAAAATATCGAAGATCTGCAGTATAACGTTTTTATACCGAAATTCTGTAACGGCGTTTGGAACTGGTTTGTTGAAGGCATAACTGTGTTAGGGGATATTGCGCCGGGACGTAAAGTTAAGGCAGAATGGACACCGCAGGGACGCGAAATGTTGGATCCTGTTAAGGAAATGAATGGGCTTATATTGGAACTTAAAACGGGGCTTGTGTCCTGGACTGAAGCCTGTAAACGCAGGGGTTACAATCCCGATGTTTTGATGGAGCAAATAAAAGCCGACAAAGAAATGTTTGCGGCGGCCGGCGTGAATGTTGAATGGATTATCGAAGCGGCCGCCACAGACACCGCGAAGGGCGATAGCGAATCGGGATCTGACGCTGAAAATTTAAAAAGGATTATTGATGCCTACGGCGTCGGCGTCCGTGCCGGTACTATAACACCAACCCCTGAAGACGAAGCGTATTTCAGAAACCTGGCGCAATTCCCTGAAATGGGCGAAGCAGCTCTGGCAGCATGGAAGGAAGAAGGTAATATCCGCAGGCCTATAACCATAACCCCGCTACCTGCAGAAGAATCAGGAATTCCGGCTTCAGAATCTAATCCGGATAACTAATCTTAATAAAATATAACAAAAATATTTGTTAATTGAAAATTATTATATATTTGTACCATGGCAGAAGATAAAATCATAAAAGTAAACAGACGTTCTACGCGTGCAAAGGTTGACGTAAGTACGTTTAACCGTGAAGCGCGCACCGTCGAAGTTACATTCGCCACACCTACGCCTGTAAGGACGTATTACTGGGAGATAGGCGATTATATGGAAGTGTTATCGTGCGATCCCGGCCATGTGGATTTAATTCGCATGAAGAACGGCGCCCCGGCACTGGATAGCCATGATAAATACGGATCAGCCCGTAAATCAGTTGTAGGCGTTGTAGAAGATGCATGGATCGCTGATGGCGAATGCCGTGCGCGTGTCCGTTTTTCTGACGCTTCGCCAGACGATATCGAATTAATGAATAAAGTAGCCGACGGAATAATTACCGGTGTGTCTGCCGGATATGATGTTTTTAAATATCAAATGATCCGCGCCATAGACGATAATTCATTACCTACATACACGGCTATAAGTTGGCAGCCTACTGAAATATCATTCGTTGCGGTTCAGGCTGATTTAAACAGCCGCGTCCGTTCTGAAGGCGATACAACACACGAAGTTATTGTCGAAGACGTTACGCCGGAAGCTGAACCAGTTGTCGATCCGGTTACAGAACCAGAACCAGAAACAGATCCCGAACCAGAGGCAGAAAATAATAATAACGAAAATAACAACAACATGACCGAAGAAGAAATTCAGGCAGCAAAAAAAGCGGAACGCGCTGCCGAACGTGCGAGGATTTCGGGAATAAGGACGCACGTTCGTGCCCTGAAACTTCCGGACGCATTCGCCGATCAGCTTATCGAAGACGATATCGATGTGGCTACAGCCGGGCAACGTGCCCTGGTTGAATGGGAAAAAGCAAACCCGTTAACCCCTAACCATAACGCTGACCAACCGGACGCAGCCGACAGGACGCGCGCCGCTATGGCTAACGCGCTTGTATTGCGTATCGACAGGAACGCCGCTACCGTAATGGGCGCTGAACAGGTTCGCGCTGCACAGGAATATCGTAACATGGATTTATTCGGAATGGCTTCGGCTGCACTGGAAAACGCCGGTGTTAAAGGTGTTCGCAGTATGAAAAAACGCGACGTGGCTACCCTTGCACTTGGTGGCCGTGTACGTGGATTACATCATACAACGGATTTCCCGCTGCTATTGATGGATACTGTAAACAGGACGTTACTGGCGCAATACCAACAGCAGGCACGTACATTTGAAAGGTGGGCGCGCAGAACTACTATTTCAGATTTTCGCCCTATTAGCCGTATCAGGCTGACAGAAATATTCGGAAATCTTGAAGAAGTTAAGGAAGGTCAGGAGTACAAATATGCTACACTTAGCGAATCAGGCGAAACCTACCAACTTACTAAATTCGGTAAGATTATAGGTATTACGTGGGAAGCTATCATAAACGACGACCTTAGCGCGTTTACCAGGCTACCACAGGCGTTCGCTGCAAAGGCTGCGATTAACCAGTCGAATATCGTTTATAACGTTATTCTTCAAAATCCTGCTATGGCGGATAATAACCTGCTGTTTAGCGCCGCACACAAAAACTTTACCGGTACTGCCGGAAGTTTAACAGCCGGCGGATCGGCTATTTCTGAAGCGTCGTTAACATTGGCTTACCAAACGTTTAGCACGCAGACGGATGCTGCAGGCGACTTCATTACCGTTATGCCGAAATTCCTTGTTGTAGGCCCTAAGAATCAGTTTTTAGCCATGAAGCTAACTTCTGCCAATTACACGCCAAACAAACAAACGGACATACCTGTAGGTATGCTTACAGGGCTTGAAGTTATCGTGGATCCGCGTATCACAAACTACGAATGGTTCCTGATCGCAGATCCTGCGACCATAGACACCGTAGAATACGCATTCCTGGACGGCGAAGAAGAACTGTTTATCGAGCAGCGCGAAGGGTTTAACATCGACGGTATCGAAGTAAAAGCCCGTATGGTTTTTGCTGCAAAAGCTATCGACTGGCGGGGGATGTACCGTAACAACGGCGCCGCACCGGCATAGTAAATAATAGGGCGGCTTCGGTCGCCCTTCTTTTAAAACATTTTTAAATCAGCGATAATTTTCGCATAAAAATATAATACATGAAAAATTTTGTTGAAAAAGGCTGCACGATGGTTGTTCAAAACATTGTCGCTGCGATTGCTTCTGGCGAACTTGTTACCGTTGGTGCGACCGTTGGGGTATCTGCCGGTAAATATGCTATAGGCGACGACGCTGTGCTTAATTTGGATGGTGTTTTCACACTTCCGAAGGCTTCGTCTGGTGCAATGGCACAGGGCGCTAAAGTGTACGTGGCTGCAGGGCTTATTACTACCACCGCCAGTACTAACGTTTTTGTGGGCTATGTGCATGAAGCTGTAGCCGATGGTGTGGCTACGGTTAACGTTCTTTTAGCACGATAATGAATCTATTCGACCGAATAAAGGTGCCCGCATTCAATGTAATTACCCGTGTTATGGGTTACGATGCGGTGTGGGTATCTTCGGTTGATGGTTTAATATATACCGGGCGTGTTGGTTTTAAAGATCCTTCAGAAGCTGAAAAATTATCAGGTATTGATAGTTATAACGAAGATCAGCCGTATATGGAATATATTGTCGGTATTTTTCCAGGACTTAAAGAACTTACAGACGCTACTACCGGCGAAATAGTAACCATATACGACACTAACGCTAACGGTGTTCAATTCATAAAAGGCACTTTCAATGTAGCTAAAGTGGTTACTAAATCAGATGGCGATACGTATGTAGCTACGCTAATACCAGAATAATCATGGATTACGAATCATTACAAGATAAAATAGTGGCGCGCCTTCAACCTTTTGTAGTTGCAGGCCTTGACGTTGTTAGACTTCCTGAAAATGACGCAGAATTTAGCCTGGTTAAACCCAGGAAGGCAAAATTCACGGTTATTTATGCGGGTTCCGAATACGGAAAAACATTATCTACTGCAGAAATATCACAAGACGAAGAAATTTTCTTTCAAATACTGATTGAATCTTCGTTTTTATATGGTCCGTTAGGTGTTTACGCCCTTGTTTCTTTGCTAAAAAAAGCCCTTACAGGTTACAAGCCGGAAGGATGTAAAAGAATACAGGTTTCTAAACACCACACTATCGGGAACCCTGAAGCTACCAGATCGAACAATATGTGGCAGTATAACGCTGTTTTTTCAACGTCTACTGTTCACGTTCAGGAATCTGAAGAAGAAGTTACCGCGTTACTTAAAAAAATAACCTTTATAGATGTTCCGGACGGCGAAATAAACGTAGTTCCTGAAATAGAAGAAAACTAAATCACTAACAAATAAAAAGCATGGCAACAGATTTTCTACATGGTGTCGAGACTATCGAAGTAAACCAGGGCGGCCGCACAGTAAGGGTTGTTAAGTCTTCGGTTATCGCTCTTATAGGTATTGCGCCACTGGGCGCAGCTAATACACCTATACTTTGCCTGTCTCCAAACGACGACACGCAATTCGGACAGGAACTTCCTGGGTTTACGATACCGCAGTCATTGGCTGCAATAAGGAAGCAGGGACCGGCCACCGTAATAGTTGTGAATACTTTCAATTCCACAACGAACACGGTTCAGGTAACAGCTGAATCAAAAACAATTACAAACGGCAAATTAAAACTGGATGCTGCGCCTATAGGAACGGTAAGTATATTCCTTACCAATGGAACGACGCCATTCACAGGTGTTGCAGGCGTGGATTATACACTGGATGCGTTCGGAAACTTTACCGCTTTATCTGCGGTGGCTTCTGAAAGTCTGGTTTTGAAATTCAATTATAAAAAACTTGACATTGGGAACGTACCTTCTTCGCAGATAATCGGATCGAATACCGGCGGTGTACGTACTGGAATTAAATGTCTTGAACTGGTTAAAAATCTTTTCGGATTTAAGGCCAAAATACTTATAGCGCCGTTTTTTGTGGAAACTAAATCGGTTGCTGACGAACTTCAAGTGGCTGCGGATAAGTATCGCGGAATATACCTTCCGGATGCGCCTTCAGGCACAACCATTGCGCAGGCGTTGGCTTCACGCGGCCCGGCTTCAACCATAAGTTTTAAGACGGCTTCACAAAGGGGGTACGCATTATTTCCGGCGTTAGTAGCTTACGACGTGGCTACCGATTCAAATATAAACGTTCCTTACAGCGCTTATATGGCCGGCGTGATTTCACGTGTCGATAACGAAGAAGGTTTTTGGGTGTCTCCATCAAATCACGAAATAAACGGGGTGTTAGGATCTTCAATACCTGTTATTGCTGATTATACAGATCCAAATTCTGAAGCCAACCTGTTAAACGCTGCCGGAATAACTACGGTTTATTCGGGATATGGAACAGGTGTCCGCACATGGGGTAACAGATCGCTTTCATATCCTGCGAATTCGGATCCGAAGACATTTATATCTATACGCAGAATGGCCGACGTGGTTCACGAATCACTTGAAGAAGCCGCGTTCCCGTATGTAGACAAACCAATTAACCAGGCGTTAGCTGACGTTATAAGGGAAGAAGGCAATTCATTTATGAACACCCTTATAGGGCGCGGGGCGTGTACACCTGGTTCGCGTGTTGAATATGTTGTGGAAGATAACCCGGCTTCTGAACTGGCACTGGGACACATCCAGTTTAATCTGGTGTTTATGGGGCCTACGCCTGCAGAACGCATAACATTTAAATCTTTACTGGATATTAACCTTTTAGCACAGATACAATAATGGCAGGTATAAATGTAAATCGCCTAACAAACGCTAATGTTTATGTGAACGGAAATTCGCAGTTAGGCAAAGCGGAAGAAATCAACCTTCCGGAAATCAACTTCAAACAATCCGAACACAAAGCGTTAGGAATGATAGGAAGTTTTGAACTTTTTTCAGGTATCGAAAAAATGGAAGCATCTATAAAATGGAATGCTTTTTACCCCGATGTTATGCGGGAATTTTCAGATCCCAGGAAGGCGCTTAAACTTCAGGTAAGATCGTCTTTAGAAAACTACAACAGCGCCGGGCTGCAAAACGAATTGTCTTATGTGGCATATATAACCGGACAGCCTAAGAATTTCCCAGGCGGAAACTTTAAGCAATCGGATAATGTGGAAGCCACTTCCAAAATGACCGTTACCGCCTATAAACTTGAAATTGATGGCCGTGTGGTTGTTGAGTATGATGCGTTAGCTAACATTTACAGTGTTGACGGCGTGGACATGTTTGCCACTTATCGATCTAATTTAGGAATATAACAAAAAAGCCGCCGGTTAATTTCGGCGGCTATTATTAATCTACAAAGAAACAATGGAAAACAAACCTAAACAAAAACCAAACAGGAGCGCCGCGATATTAAAGGCGTCTGCCGGAAATTCGCCATCGGCACAGGAAAATTTATCTATGCCGAACAAAACAGAAACGCTTCCTTCTGGCGCCGTTGCCGAATATCTTCCGTTCAAAGGCAAAAATGTAATGGCAGCGCAAAGGCTTGCGAACGGGGATCAGTCCCTGGTGCTGCCGGCGCTTATGGCTTCAGCTACATTATACAACGGGCAACCGTTCGTTATAGAAGATGTTTCAGAAATGGACGGCCGCGACGTGTTGCACCTTATGGCGCACTATCAGGGGCTTTTTTAATATCGCCGGAAGATTTTGTCCTTTTGGCGTATTACACGAATGAAAAAGTTTCGGATTTAATGGAATGGGATATTCGGCAGATATGCGAATGGTATAATCCCGCTGTATCGTTTCATAATAAATTAATACCAACTGAAGCCGAATCGTAATGGTTCGGCTTTTTTATAAAAAAAAACTATGGCAAAAAAACAGTTTGAAGTCGCCTTAGTGTTATCTGCCACCGATAAGGCTTCGGCGGTTGTGGCCAATTCTACCGCCAAAATAGATAAGCAAATGAAGGCTTTATCTGGTATTAGCAGTAAGGCGTTTAGCGTCGGGCGCGGGGCAGGGGCTACCGGCCTGGCATTGTTGGCGCCACTTGCATTATCTGTGAATGCCGCCGAAGAATCCGAAATCGCATTCAGAAGATTATCGAGCACATTTAAAACAATGGGCGAAACTGATAATAAGGCCGCTATGGCTGCGGCTGATTATGCCAGTAAACTGCAAAACAGAATCGGAATTGAAGACGAAGAAATTCAACTGGTGCAATCAAAAATAGCATCATTCAGGAAGGTTTCTGACGAAACGGCCCGAATGTCCGGTGTGTTCGACAGGGCTACAGAAGCCGCATTCGATTTGGCTGCAGGTGGCTTCGGTGAAGCGTCGAGTAATGCGGTACAATTAGGCAAGGCGTTACAAAACCCCGCATTAGGTGCGCAGGCGCTTGCTAAAGCCGGGGCGCTTAATAAATCCGACATACCGTTAATAAAGCAAATACAGGCTACGTATGGGCTTGGCGCTGCGCAGGAATATGTATTGAAGGCTGTTGAAAAACAAGTAAAAGGCCAGGCTGCTAACACCGCAACGTCTGCCGCTAAAATGAAGGTCGCATTCAGTGAAGTGGCCGAAACGGCAGGTAAGGCATTGTTACCAACTATCGCTAAAACTATGGCTTCGGTAGGCAAAGCCGCAGATAGATTTAATAAATGGGCGCAGGACAATCCTAAATTATTAGGGACTATAATTAAAATAGTGGGCGGCGCCGGTCTTTTATCGTTAACCGTTTCGGCGCTTGCGTTCACGTTTGGCGGTTTGGTTAAGGTATACCAGGGTGTTTTAGCAGTAAAAAGATTATACATCCTGTGGACTAATGCGGAGCGATTTGCGCAACTTAAAACTAACGCAGTCGTCTGGTACACTATAGCCCAGGAAAAAGCACTGGCAGCGGCGAAATGGATTTCAAACATAGCCACAAAGGCTTCCGTCGTGTGGACTTATGCAGCAGCTGCCGCACAATGGGTAATGAATGCCTCTTTATATGGTTGCCCTATAGTGTGGATTATAGCCGGTATTGTGGCAGTTATAGCTATAGTAGTTTTATTGGTTAAGAACTGGGATAAAGTTTCAGCGTTTTTTGTTGTTTTATGGGCAAAAATAAAAGACATTTTCAAAAAAGGACTTCAATTCTTTTTGAACTGGGGGCTTCTATTATTAGGGCCTGTAGGTTTGATAATAAAATATTGGGACAAGATACGGGACTTCTTCGTGGGGTTGTGGCCTAAAGTAAAAGCTATATTCTGGAAGGCGTTGGAATTTTACCTTTGGTTGCCTAAAAAATTTCTATCAATAGGATCTGAAATCGTCATGGGTTTATGGAACGGTATAAAAGCAAAAGCCGCAGCGTTGTTCGACTACGTTAAGGAAGTGGGTAAAAAAATAGCGAATGCATTTAAAGAAGTCCTGGGGATTGCTTCGCCTTCAAAAGTGTTTACTGAATTTGGTGTTAACATAACTGAAGGCGCAAAGAAGGGTATTGAAAAAGGTTCGCCGTCTTTAGTTAATGCTTCTTCAGGTGTAGGTAAAGCGGTAGCGCCAAACAGCGCCAGGGCTTCTTCCGGCGGATCTATGGGTGGCGGAATGACGGTTAATTTTGCCCCAGTAATAAATGGCGGATCCGGATCGGATATCCTGGAACAGCTTAAAAAATACACGCCGCAACTGATCAGGGAAATAGAATCGGTACTGGATAGAAAAAAACGTTTAGCATATTAATAAAATATTTATATATTTGCATTCATACGCATTGTAAAATTAATTTTACGGTATATTTTAGGGGCAAAAAACCACGGCTTTACGGTCGTGGTTTTTTATTTTATACCTACCGTTAACCTATTCTTAAAATACTTATATTTGGGGCATGTACGCACAGCTTGGAAATATACGATTTGAAGGCTTAAAAGGTTTTTCCTCTTTTTCGCACACCGTGGCTGTGGCCTATGCGCAGCACGCGCGTATAAATGGAAAATCCAGACTTGAAGCTACTGGCGACGAATTAGACGCAATTTCCATAGAAATACTGCTTCATGCCAATTTTACCAACCCTGAAGCAGATATCGAAGAAATGCGAGCCGCGATGTATAATCGCGAAATCCTTAAACTTATTTTGGGTAATGGAAATATAGTCGGCGATTTCGTTATTTCTTCGTTTGAAAAAGTTATCGACTTTACAGATCCTAAAGGAAATATAATTTCCGTAACCTTATCAGTGGAACTTCTGGAATCATACAACGAAAACCCTTTGAGCGAAGCGCAAAAAAACGCCATGAATTCGGCATTCGCAACCACTGCCAGAAATTCAAATGTCAGAAGTGTGCTTCCCGCGAAGCCTTCACCGGCTATGGGTGTAACCCTTCAGGTTTCTGAAATAAAAGCGTCTGCCATACAGATAAATCAGTACACGGCTGCAGCCGAAGCAAACGAAAACACTTTTGAATATTATTCCGGAAAAATAGATTCTAATCTAAACGATATTGAAGATAATATTTCCAATATTCAGGCGTCTTTATCGGATGCGCAGGATATTGCAGATTTAGCCGCTTCGCTACCAGAAGCAATACAGGATATAAACACCCGTGTACAAAATATAAAAGCCGTTTTACCTATATCAGATATAGCGCAATTCAAAATATTAAACAGTCAGTTACAGGGATCTGTATTGGCGGCTAAAACAGCAAATACAGGGATCAGCAACCAGTCAATAATAAGAAGAAAATAGTATGGCCGGAATTGTAGAATATATAGTAAAAGAAGGCGACAGGTGGGATTCGATTGCGTTTAAAGCGTATGGCGATCCGACTATGTACGCCGGTATTATAGAATCTAATCCCAGTGCTGTTATTTCACCTGTATTAATGCCGGGACAAAGATTGACTATACCTATTATTGAGCAAACAGAAATACAGATCGATTCAGAAGATTTGCCACCGTGGAAACGCTAAAATGAGAATACCTAAACCAAAATATACCGTGCTTTACAATAACAAAAGCATTACTGCAGACATATCTAAATATATGCTGTCGATAACGTATTCCGACAAAACACACGGCGAATCTGACGAAATAAATATCGAACTTGAAGACGTGGACGGAAGGTGGCAAAACGCCTGGTACCCTGAACAGGGCGCAACGTTAACCGTAACAATGGGGCGGCTTAAGTGTGGCGTTTTTGAGATCGACGAAATAGAACTGAAGGGGCCGCCTTCAACCGTTACGATTAAGGGCATGGCTACCGGCATAACAAACCCGGTCCGGACCAAAAAATCAGACGCCCACGAAAACAAAACACTGAAGCAGATCGCGGAAAAAGTCGCCCAAAAAAACGGCTTAACTGTTGAAGGCGCCATCCCTGAAATAACACTGGGCCGGGTTACGCAAAATAAAGAAACCGACGTTTCATTCCTGAAGCGCATATCTGAAAAATACGGGGTTTTATTTTCTATAAGGGGTAAGGTTATCACTTTCACGTCGATATACGATCTTGAAGCCCGTGGCGTAGCTTTTTCTTTAGATAAAACAGATCTTGCAGCCTGGAACCTTAAAGATAAAGCGTCAGGAATGGTAAAAGAAGCGAAGGTTCAGTCTAAGAATGCCAAAAAGAATTCAAAAATAGACGTTAGTGTGGATCTTGAAAAATTCCACCAGGAAAACCCGCAATACACAAAACAACCTACCACTAACTCCAATAGTGCAGTTACTGACGGTTACGCCGAAAATGATCAGCAGGGCGAAGCAGTCGCAAAAGCTATAATGCACACGTCTGCCAGTAACCAACAGGAAGGATCTGTATCACTTCAATTCAACGACCTGGCCTGCGCCGGAAATAGTTTTTTATTAACCGGCCTGGGAAGGCTTTCAGGCAAATACCATATAAAGGGCAGCACGCATAAGATTGACAGATCTGGCGGTGGTACTTCGGATCTCGAAATAAAACGCCTGCAGGTGGCTGAAAAATCGCAGCAGGTTTCTAAAGTAAAACCTAAACAGCAACCTAAAAACGTTCCCGTTGTTAATGGAAATATAAGAAATGCTAGTCGTAGTTTTGGTAGTGCTGTAAATTCTATAAATGTTAAGACTTAATTAATATATTTGCGCATGTTGAGATTTGGATACATAACGGAAATAGATCCTTCTAAATGTTACGCACGCGTTACGTTTATGGACGATGGTATCGTTTCCGCACCGCTTCAGATCATAACCCTGGGCGCTTTGAATAATAAGTTTTTCCACATGTTCGATATTAACGAGCAGGTCGCTGTACTCATGGATGAAGATTCAGTCGAAGGTGTAATCCTGGGCGCCGTGTTTAATGACGGTACGAATCCGGATGGTGGCGACAAAGATGTTTTCAGGGTTAAGTTTTCCGACGATTCGTTTATCGATTATAACAGGGATACACATGAGTATAATGTAAATGTAAAAGGCAAAGTGAATATAATTTCTGAAGGCGAAACCCATATAGAAGCCCAGGTGGTTTCTTTGGACGCTACTATGGTTACCGTAGACAGCGAAGCCGTAACAATAGACGCTACAGCCGTAACAATATCCGGAACCCTTACAGTTGCAGGCGCCTTAACAGCTGCTTCGTTGGCGGCTTCTTCTGGTAGTATATCCGGCGGCGGCATGACTGCGGAAGATGGAAACCTGTCCGTTACCGGTGAAGTGTCTGGCGCTACAATAGTAGCCGGCACAGTTGATTTAGGAACGCACGTTCATTCAGGAGTACAAACCGGCGGCGGTACATCCGGGCCACCAACACCGTAAAATCATGGCAGTAAAATTAAGTGATATAAAAGCAACAAACTGGCAATTTTCTATAGTGTCCGGCGGCGAAGTAGCCGAAGGTATTCAGGATGTGCGCCAGTGCATTCAAATAATACTAACGACGCGCAAAGGTAGCGATCCCCTGCGGCCTCTTTTTGGATCCGACATATACAGGCATATAGATAAGCCTGTGGACGTTGCAGCGGCTTTAATATCAGCCGAAATATTAGACGCGCTAAATAAATGGGAAACCAGGATCATTATAAAAAACTTGGTTTACACTATTTCCGGAAATCAAATTTATTTCGATATCACGGCCGAACTTTTAGAATCAGGTGAAGCCACCGAATTGACGTTTTATATAGACAGACAAAACCAAATTGAAATACCTACCATTGGCCGCGCGTTTAGTAACGGTTTTACAATCGGTTTCAGTTAAAATTAAGTAAAATGGAAGAACTTGTAAACCTAATAAACGAATTAATAATCGACAACAACACTAACCAGGTAACCCCTGCGCGTGTCCGTATGGTGTTGACGGCTATTGTTCAGGCTTTATATACCGGCGGTGGCGTGCCTACAATATCTGCGGTTAATCCGCTTGTATTTGATGGCTTTACCGGCGTTTTAGATTATCAGGTTACGCCATTTAAAGGCTTCCGGCCTATAGCTAAAGGATGGAAGCCCGGCACCACCCCCACAGACGAAACAACGAATTACCCCAACGAACCGCTATTAGGGGATTTTTGCTTCGGCACCGATAGTGAAGGATATTTTTATATAACACGATGGGTAACTGGTTCAGATATAAACCTGATTGAGAATCATAAAATTTTATTAAGTTTGCGACAACCATTAGAGGGTGAACCTGGGTTTGAAGAATAATAATTAAAACACATATATGATTAAAATTATCTACCCTAACGGGGATTTGAAAGAAACTGCTATTCCTAATAAATTTATTGGATGGCGTGAAAAAGACGGATGTTTCCAGCCCGTAGAAGTTACGGTAAGCGAAGGCGCTGCTATTGTTGACGGCGTTATCGAAACGGTGCATATCAAAGTAGAAACTAAAATTTTACAAACCCTTAATCCTGCACAAATCACAAATGAAGACTAAAATTATTATTTGGTGTATGCTGCTCATGTCTGCGGCTACATATTCGCAAACAACTCTTTATGGACCGGTTAAAGTAGACGCCCCGCCGCCTTCAGTGGGTGTTGACACCACCGCTATTAAAATATTAGGCCGTAGAGGTTCTGATAAGCGCATGGTGCAATTAAAATGGTCCGCTCTTAAATCATATTTTAGCGGCGGCAGCGGTGACGTCCCAAGCTTGCAGGAAGTTATCGAAGTAAACCCAATTGCAACTTATGCAGATGAGGTACGTATTACTTCGGGTGGTGGTACTATCTTTACTGAGTTTTCACTATCCCCTACTGTATCAGCCTTGACGCATAGCAGCGGGGCGAATTTCAGCCAAATAGCATTAAGCAACCACTTTTTAGGCTTTAGCGCTGTAGATAACCAATTAAGCATTAACCCCGATAGCGCAAGCATAAACAGTGCATTCGGAGTAGGCGCACCTGTTAACCCAGGCGATGCTGTCAGGCTAATGGATTTGGAGGCGGCTACAGCAGGAGCGTTTGTGCCGTTAGGGGGTACTACAACACCTGTAACAGGAGCGATAGAATTTACGGAACTTAATGATAATTTATACATAGTTTCTGATGTAAATAAGAAGTACGGTATTAATTTTACAGAGGCAGCTGTGGGTTTTTATCATAGTACAGATGGTGTTGAGGACTCGGCGGTGGTGTTCAATACTGATACTGGAATAGGCTCAAATATAGATTATACTGCTGCAATAAGTGATTTAGATTACGCCCAAAAAAAATACGTTGACGAACACTCAGGCATCCCCCTAAGCGGAACAACAACGGGTAATCCTGTTACGGGATTCATAGAAATGGCAGACGCAACGGGATTTTTAATAACAGACGGAGGTTTCTATGTAGGTAACGGGTTTACGAATGGTGGGATGTCTTTTGGTTCTGACGGAGCTATAAACGTTAGCGCTCCTGATAACCCCACTTTTAAAGGGATTGTAGGGGATGCGGATTTCTCAGTAAACAACGACGGTACGAATCGTAGAATTTACATACAAGAAGGCAGGATGCAGGATTACGTTGCTGCGCATTCGGGTGGCGGTGGCACCGTAACCAGCGTTACAGGCGTTACAGGAGAAACAACGGTTGCAAGCGGTACAACAACGCCCGTTATAGGTATTTCGCCAACGTACACCGCTGCAAGGGATGCTTATGCCGATGGTAAACTCGCAAAGGCCAGCAACCTATCCGACCTTTCAAATGCAGGCACAGCACGAACTAACTTAGGGCTTACAGCACTGGCAACCACAACGCCAGGTACTAACGTTGCTACGTTCCTTACAACGCCTACAAGCGCTAATTTAGCAGCTGCGGTTACAG